CTAGATGGTCAAGGCAGTGTGTGCGACGGCGCCCCTGCCGACACGCTGGCTGATCTGCGCGACTGTGATGGTTGCCGGCGCCGCGTCGCCGGGAAGCCGGGCTGTCAGTTCGGCCCCGGAAAGGTTCAGCGCCGGCTCGCCGACGCGCCAGGTCGCGCTCTCGCCGCCGCGCTCGATGACGACATCATAGGCTTCGACGTCTTCGGCGAGCGGCGCATCGACGGCGTCGATCCACGCAAAGCCCGCCCGGCTTCTCCGCGTCCACGACACGAAAAGCGCACCGTCGGGACCGACATTCGCTTCAAGATGCACGGGCGACAGGGGCTTCAGGTTTCGGCCCGTTACGACATGCGTGATGCTGTCTACCGCACCGGCGGCGTCCGCAGGACCAACCGCCTTGAACAAAACGGGCTGGCCGATCAGGTCCAGCGGCACGGAGGTTTTTACGAGCCCGCGGTCCAGGAACAGCACCGCCGTTCCCGCTGCGTGGCCGGAAACGCTCCCCTGCTCCGTGCCCCGCCGCCCGCGCAGCAGGCCGGACAGCCGCCAGGCTCGCGCGCCTACCTGTTCCGCATTCCGGTACTGGACGATCTCCCCGCCGACCAGCAGCCGGTTGGCCCCGTTCAGGACAGCCTGCCGCGACGCCGATGCGACGCTGCGATCGTCCAGAAGATTGACGAGAACGCTGCCCTCTTCATCCCAGCGGCTCCAGTCGGCCGCGGGCAGGGCCTCACCCAGCGTTCCCATCTGCGCTTTCGTGCCGGTTGCGCCAATGGCCCGCCAGCTTGCCCCGCCATCATGGCTCGCCAGCAGCTGAACATAACGCCAGCCCGCACTTGCGCCCCCGGCGGCCAGGTGAACGGCAACTTCGCCCGCGCTCGTTCCCTCGTCCCGCGGCGGCAGTTCCACGACGCGCAGCTCTGTTTCACCCTGCGGAATATCGACGGAAACCTGCGCCGCGCCGCCATCTGCGTCCGGGCGCGACAGCGTTTCGCCCTCTGCGCGGCTCAGGCGCAGGGTCTGCGCATGACCGGTCAGTTCCGCCTCATCGACCAACCACCGCAACCCATCGCCAAAGGTCAGGAGGTCGCCCGGCTGGTGCACCAGGCTCGACAGCGGCAACCGCACCTCCAGCGTCCAGCGCCGCGCCGCGCGCCGCGCCAGCCGCTCTTCCGCGACCAGTTTCGCGTCCTGTGCGGAGAGAACCGCCGGCACCGACAGCCGCTCCTCGCGTCCACCCACCGCCACGGGCTGCGAAGCGCGCTGCAGGCTGGGCTGATAGTCGCGCGCCGGGTCCGCCGCTTCCAGGGTCAGCACGCGCGGCGCCGTCTCGCGCGCCGCCTGTTGCCGTTCGGGCACCGCATCGGCATCGGCAACCAGCCGCATGTCCTTCGCAACGCTCGCCGCCGCACCCCCGCGCCGCTCCGCCACCAGCAGGGCGTCGCCGCTGCCCACAACCGTCATCGGCACCAGGTCACCCAGCGCCTCGATCGCCTGCCGTCCCGTCACTGGGCGGCTCAGGCTGTATCCCGACCAGGGGGCCGCAATTGCATCCGCCGCAAGACCCGCACACGTCAGTCCGCGCAGGTCATCGACGATCCCCGGCACGTCCGCCGCGCCGCTGAATACCTCGAAACTCAGATGCGGGATACGGTTGGCATAGTCCGCCAGTTGCAGGTCTTCGAACACCGCATAGGCGATGCCCCGGTGCGCGGGCGCCGCGTCCAGCCCCAGCGCCGCTTCGACCAGCGGATCGGCCTTCTGCTTTTCGGTACCCCTGTAGATCCGCAAGGCCCCCGCGGGGGTCTGCAAATCGCCCGCCGCTCCGCGCAGCAGCTTTCCATCGGCCCAGATCCGCCCCACGCCCTCGATAGCGCAGCCCGCGATCAGGACCGCGAAGCTCGCCGAATATGTGTAGGTCGTGGCCCGCCCGCCGGAGGATTTGCCGCCGCCCTCCTCCTGCTCGGTCTCGGTCAGCCCGTTCGACCAGATGACCGGCCCTGACGCGCGTACGGTCCCGTAATGCCGCGGGATCGGCGCGCCATAGTCCGCCGACTGGACCCGCAGATCGCTCAGCCGCGGTCCCTCGCGCCGCCCGCCGCCGCCAATCACCGCGCGGTCGATCTGTCCGCCCAGCAGCGTTCCGGCCAGCGCCCCAAGCGGCCCCGCGACCAGGCCGCCCACCGCGCTCAGCGCAATCGTTGCCATCGCTAATCCTCCCCCACCCGGCGAAAGCTGCCGAGCGGCCGCCAGTCGTCCCGCGCCCGCGTCTCCACGACCCGCCGCAGCCCGAAATCCGCATGAATGATCGTATTGCCCGCAAGGACGGCCAGATGCGCGCTCACCCGCCCGCAATCATAGGCGACCAGATCGCCTGTCTCGCCGTACGCCACCTCGGCGAATCCAGCGCGCGCCAGCCCTGCGAGCAGCCGCGCCCGGTTGTCGTTACGAAGGTCATAAGGCGCGGCCTCGAACATTTCCGGGCCCAGCCCGTGGGCAAACGCCGCCAGCCCCACGCAGTCCAGCCCATGCACCGCAGACCGCCCGAGCAGCCGCGTCCGCACACCCACGCAGCGCCGCGCCCGCGCGACCACCGCCGCACGTGCCGATGAGTTCAACGCTCATACCCCTGGATAGCGCAGCACAGAATCGCTGCCCGGCACGAAGGGTTCGCCGCGAAAGTTCGCCTGGTTCTCGAAGCGGTCGCGGCACGTCGCCCAGCGCTTGTCGCAGCCCTCGGTCAGCACGCCCCGGTCGCCCGCCGCGATCAGCGCCGCGCCCTCTGCCAGTTCCAGCCAGTCCGCCCCCGACCGCAGCACGCCGACATCCTGTCCGGCCATTCGCCCGGACACCATCCGCATCCGCCCGTAAGCAAAGGCTCCGCCTGCCAGCGCCTCTTCGACATATACGCGCCCGCCCTCCGCACCAGCAATGACCACCGTTTGCTGCCTGCGCGACAAATCCATCTGGCACCGCCGATCGCCAAACGCTGCGCGGCATTCGGGCGAAGTCAGTTCGATCACATCCCGGTCCAGCGCCCGCGTCGGCGGGTCGACAACAGCCTCGAACGACCGCTCGCCGACGCCAATGTCGCCGATGGTTCCGGTGAACAGCAGCACGGTACCCGCCTCTGGCGCCGACCAGTCCACCAGCGACAGCGTCAGCCGCGCCCCGTCGAACCGTCCGGCTTTCAGGTCGTCATCGGCAATCAGGTCATGGCTCAGCGCCCCGGCAATCTCGGTTCCGTCACTATCCAGCCCTGCCGACCACCGCACCGCAAAGGGCGCGACCCCGGGCGACGGCAGATAAGTCATCCCATCCAGCGCAATCGTGCGGTCATGACTGGTGAACCCCAGCGCGGCCCCGTCCGCCCGCACCAGCCGGAACAGGTACACCGCTCCGTTCAGCGGCGCGTCCAGCGCCTCCGCCAGTCCGGCGGGCACATCCCTCGGCACCGCTTTAATCCTCGCGCACTTCGACCAGCGGGACACTCGGCACATCGCCCGCCCGGAACGCGCTCAGCGACACCGGCAGCTCGTCCTCGGCAAAGCGCACCGGCACGTCGAAGCGGAACCCCGCCGTCACCAGTCCGCTGGGCAGCGCGCTATCGAACCGCACGACCCCCGGCACCACCAGTGACCAGCCACCAACGACCGTACCGTCCACCGCAACCGTCACACTGTCCGTTTCCGGCCGCGTAATTCGCCGCACCTCCGCCTCGTCGCCATCGCCGTAGCGCTTCACCAGCGGGAAATCGGTCCGTGCCCCGCCACCCTCGCCCAGCACCTGGTCGAACGCGCTCACTTCGCCCCCGGCCCCCGACGCATGATCCAGCGGATCGCGAAAGCGGAAGCCGTGCGCCCGCCCCTTCCGCGCGCGAAAAAACCGCACGATCTCGGCAAGGTCCCCCTCCGACCGCACGCCCAGCCCCGCATCGTAGCGCAGCCGCCCCTGCGCCCAGCTGCTCGTCCGCCGCTCCGCGCCCGAAACCGTCTCCACGACCGCCGTCGAGAATTCCGGCCCGCCGCCCGCGCCGTGGCTCAGCGCCAGCGGAAAGCTCACATCATGAAAGGCCTGCACCGCCTCGTCTCCCGCCTGTTCGAAATAGGTCCAGCCGTCGCGCATGACCTGCGGCAGCGCCCACACGGTCCGGTCCGCCACACCGCGCGCCGCCGACTCGTCCAGCGCCTCGGATATGTTCACCCAGATATGCGCGTCCGCCGCGTTCAGGACGAAGCCCGAAAAGTAATGCTGCGCCCCCGCCGGATAGCCCAGCTCACCCTCGACCGCCGCGACCGCGCGGCGATGATCGCCCCACCGTCCCTCGATCACGAAGTCATAATCTTCCAGCTGCAGCATATCGAACGCAGGCGCCGCGAACGCCGCCGGCATGTTCAGCCGCGTCAGCCACGGCGCTTCGTCATCCAGAACCTGCGGCGCATAAAATAGCAGCGCCGTTTCGCATCCCGCATCCACCGCCAGCGCCGCATCGCGCAGGTCCAGCACCGACTGCCCCAGCACCCCGCCAAGGAGGTCGACGTAGCCTTCCTGCTCGGCCGAGAGCGCCCCCGGCAGGTCGGTCATCTGAGCGCCGATATCCGCGCCATCCGCCAGCGCGACCGCCTCGTCATCGTAAAGACACGGCACCCGCCCGTCGCCGAAACCGGTCCACCACCAGGGCTCGCCCACCTGAAAGCTAGGCGGATCCCCTGAAACTGCCGCACCGATACTCACCAGCGCACCCGCCGTCCGCTGCAGCCAGTCCATCGCATCCGTATTGGCAGGCGACAGCAGCGTAGAGGGCGGTACCCACCCGGTCAGCGCGGGCGACCCGTCATGCGCCCGCTGCTTCCACGCTCCCGGGCAGTAATCGTTGAACAGCTCATAGCTCAGCGACCAGGTGACGGTGATCCCGTCCACCGCCGCCTTCGCCGCCAGATCGGTGAACCAGGCCCGCGCTGGACCGCACAGCGGATCGTCGGCCTCATCGACCACCAGCCGCTGTTCAAGCGGCGCCGCTTTCAGCCGCATGAAATGGCTCATGCCCACATACAGTGTCAGCCGCTCGCGGTAGCCCAGCGCCCGCATCGTCGCCAGCACCCGTGTCGGTGTCAAATTATACTGGTCGTCATAGCCCGTCGCCATCCGCAGGCCGTGCGGCGGCACGCAGGCATCCCCGCGCCGGATCGCGGCATCGCGCCCTTCGACCCGAATATCTTCCAGATGGATCGTTCCTTCGTAGGTGACGTCGCTGATGACATCCTGTCCGGTGTAGCCGTTCGACACCGCCGAGATGAACATGCGGTCGATGTCGCCCGCCCATACCGGGTCCCCGTCGCCCGGCAGCGAAAACCCGCCGTCCAGCGCATCGAAATCGAGCGTCACCTCCGCATCGGTCGCGATACCCTCGGCATAATTCCACAGCCGCACGTACCAGACTCGCGCCGCGCCGCTTTCGTCCCGCCCCTCGATGGTCAGCACCGGACCGTTCACCGCGGGCAGCGACCGCACCGATCCCTCCAGCCGGATGCGAAAGCGCAGGATCAGGTCGCGGTAGTCCCGCTTCGTCTCATAGGCGAGCAAGGGGTGGCTGCGCGTATCTTCGCTTTCCCAGATGATCCCGGCCAGGTCGTTCGCCTTGTAGCTGACGAAGTCCAGCCGCAGCGATCCCGGGGTCGGCACCGTCAGCGCCGCCATCATCGGCCGCGGAAAATTGACCGTCCACAGGCTCGGCTCGAACCGCTTCACCCAGTCCTGCCGAACGCTGTCCGCCGGGCCCGCGAGATAGGCGGGCATCAGTGCGCCTCCCCAAGCGACCGCTGCACCGCCCGCGCCACCTGCCGCGCGCTCCGCCGCATCATCTCCGGCTTCGCGGCCGAGGATGCGACGTTGATGTTCACCGTCACCGGGCCCCGCGCCTGCGCCAGCCCGGCCCCCATCTCGACCCGCCCGCTCGCCGTCGGCACGAACAGTTCCGGCCCGCGCTCACCCACCATATAGGCCTGCCCCGGCGACACCGGCCCGCCCGTTGCCCTGCCGGGCAAACCAACCAGACCGCCGATCAGCCCGCCCAGCAAGCCGCCGCCGCTACCACCGCGCAGCACCCCTCTCAGCTGCCCCTGCGCGATATCCGCCAGCACCGACAGCGCCGTCCGCCTCAGGTCCTCGAAGCCGAACTTCCCCGTCCGGATGAACCGCCCCAGCGCCGTCTCCATCCCGCGCGCCGCCCGGTCCATGCCGGTCGTCAGCGGCCCCTCGACCAGCCCGCGCATCTCCTCGACGCCCTTCGCAAAGTCGCGCGTATCGGCGCGCACCTTCACGACCAGCGTTTCCAGCTCGTCATCCATCGTCAGTCTCCAGAAGTCTGGCCAGGTCCGCGCCCGTCACCGGGTCCGGCCCGCCGCCGCCCGTCACCCCCCGCAGCGCCGCCCCCAGCTCCGCCGGTGTCGCCCGCCAGAACGCATCCGGCGACCATCCCAGCGGCCCGCAAGCCACTTCCGCCGCCCGCATCGCCGCGGCGCCAAGACGGTCCGTCACCGCCCCGCCAAAATCTGCGTCAGCAAGACCTTCAGCGCCGGCGAACAGGCCGCCAGCCCGGCCGCCACCACGCTTTCCGAAAACGCATCCCGATCACCGTCGAAATCCGTCCGGCAATGCCAGAACAGCGCCGCCATCTCGGCCAGCTTGAGATCGCCCGCCGCCGCGCGTTCTACCAGCGCGAACAGCGGCCCCAGCTCATCCTCGGCCGCCACCAGCGCCGCAAAACTCGGGCGCAGCAAGACCGCCCCGCCCGCCAGATCCAGCCGCGCCTCACCGCGCAACGCATTCGCCATCAAACAAATCCCCTAGGATTGAAAGGAACATGCCCAACGCAGCGGGAGCCGGATTCCGGTCGCTGGCAAGGCGCAAGCGGCGATGCGATGGCGAAACCATCGTGAGCCGCGCGGCAACGCCGTCCAGCGGCCGGAAGGCGGCTCACGCGGAAACGACCGGTCCGGCACTTTCAAGGCTCAGCGTGTAAGTCCGCTCGCCGCCGAAATCCCCGGCATAGTCCAGCCGCGAGACATGGAACGGTCCCGTCATCGTATCGCCGCTTTCGAAGCTCAGCCGGTAATCCGCCACCGTCCCCGACAGCGCATGACCCTTCAGCCGCGTCTCGGCGCTCGACCCGTTGAACACGCCCGCGCCCGACACGCTCACCGAGCGCGTTCCCGCCTCCGACAGGATTTCGCGCCAGCCGCCCGAGCCCTTGTTCGTCGTCACCACCGCCTCGGCGTTGATCGACATCTGCGTCGTTCTCAGCCCCGCGACCGTATCGAAGGCGGCGGGCGATCCGCCGTCCGACAGTTTCAACAGAAACGCACTTCCCTTTTCCGCCGCCATCACGCGTCCTCCTCATCCACAATTTGAACCATCGCCTCGAAGTCGAGATCGCCGCGCACCAGCCCTGCCCGCGCATCCCGCCGCGTCCTCCCGTTGATCGGGCTCAGCCGCACCAGCGCCGCGCCCGGCAGGTCCGGGTCGCTCGCCAGCACCGCCTGCTCGGCCGCTGCCATCGCCGGCTTCAGCCCCGCCACGCTCTCGCCGCCGGCCCACAGCGTCACCGCGAAGCGCAGCCGCACCAGCCGCGCCGCCACACCGGACTCGTCCGTCATCAGGTCTGGCCCCAGCGTCACAAACGGCGGCCGGAGCCCAGCCACACCCCCGTCGACAACCGGCCAGCCCGCTAGAGCCTCCTCACCCGTCAGCGCCGCCCGCACAGCCGCCTGAAAGTCATAAGCCCAGCTCATCGCAGCAGCTCCCGCAGCCAAACCCCCGCCCAGCGAAGCCGAGGATCATCAAGCGACCACCGCCGACCCACCCCCAACCCCTCCCTGAGAGGGAGGGGAGATACTCGGCCTGCTCCCCTCCCTCCCAGGGAGGGGCCGGGGGAGGGTGAAACGGCCCCGCCCGGTCCCTCGCCTCGCGAAAACAACCACACCCGGTCACCCTCGACCCGCGCCGAAAACCCGCCGCGCCCCGCCGCCTCCGCAACCCGCCGCGCCGTCCGCCGCTTAGCGTACCGCGCAACCCGCGCCGACACCGTCACAGCCGCACCTCCGCCGTCAGCACCGCCAGCCCGCGCGCAAGATCATCCGTCCGCGCCAGCACCGCCAGCGTCCGCCCGCGCCAGCGCAGCCGGTCGCCCACATCCGCCGCGCCCACCGTCCGCATCGTCACCCGAAAGCGCGGCCGCTGCGCCGCGCCGTCGGCCCACGGCCCGATCCGCTCGTTCAGCGTCTCGACCGCCATCCAGACCGGCGTGCCCGCAGGATCGACGGCATCCACCTCGCCCGCCTCCCCGCGCGCCGCCGCGCCCAGCAGCTCACCGCGCTCGTTCAGCGCGCCCGCGATTTCCCTCATGACAGGCGCATCCGCCGCCAGGGCCGCCACAGCGCCGCCACCGCCGCTGGCGGCCCGCTATCCGCAGGGTCGTCGCGGTGCGCATAAAGGTGCGCGGTCAGCCGCAGCACGCCCTGCCGCACCGCTTCCGGCAGGCCGTTCCAGTCCGCCGCCAGTCCCGCCTCGACGCTCAGCATCGCGACGTTCGCGCCTTCGCTGACGATCCGCACCCAGCCATCGCCGCAGAAATCGATCTGCAGGTCCACGGCCTCCGCACCGATCGGCACGGGCGCACCTGCCCCTGTCCGCCCCTCGACGCTCAGCAGCCGCAGCACCGGCGTCGGCGCGACCCGGTGCCATTCGCCGTTGACCGGCACCCGCGCCCCGCGCGGCCCGACCAGCGCCGTCTGCCCGGAAAACCCCTCGAACATGTCCAGCGCCGCCCGCACGAACCCGGCCAGCAGCGCATCCTCCTCGCCATGTTCGATCCGCAGAAAGGCCTTCACTTCACTTAGGCTCAGCGCCGCGGTGGCAGCATCCGCCCCGCTCATCGATCGTCCACCCGGATCGACAGGCTGCGCTCGTCCGTCCGGCCGTCCGTAAAGGTCACCCGGTTCGTCACGCGGTAGACATGCCCCCGCAAACCGCCCGCCAACGTCGCCGCACAGCGCTCCGGCCCGTGAACCTCGGCCGTCACCGCCAGGCCGCCATCCTCGTCCGGCTCGACAGACCAGCCGCTCGCCGCGACCGCCTCACCGTCCAGATACCCCGCCGACCAGTCGACACTATAGTCGATCGAGGCCTACGGGCTCTTCAGGAAGAACCCCATAGAATATCTCCATTAGTTGGTGGGACAGCGGCGCTGCCCGTTGCCGCACCGCCCCGGTGCGGGCGGCTCCCGGTAGGGAGACGCAAATCAAAAAGCTCGCGGCCCGATCCGTAAAATCTTGTCATCCCCGCGCAGGCGGGGATCTCCGTGCCCGCGCACCTGTCCTCAGTGACGAGATCCCCGCCTGCGCGGGATGGCAGCCTCGGGAGCCAAGTCCTCAGCCCGCCCGCACAGCAATCCCGCTCCGCCGCGCAGGCACACTCAGCGTCCTCCCAGGCCGAACCCGCGCCTCGGGCCCGCTGAGCAGCGCGCCGCTCAGCCCTCGATAGTAGGCACCGACCCACGCATTGCTGCGCGTCCCCTCGTAGATCCGCGCCTCCGAAATGCCGCCTTCGAAATAGCTGTCCGGCCCGGTGTCGGCCCACAGGCGTCCGATCCGCACCAGCGCGCCAAGCGTAAAGGTCAGGAACGGCCCCAGCAGCGCCTCCCCTGTCAGCGCGCCGTTCACAAAGAAGCGCGCGCCGTCATTGTCGATCGTCAGCATCAGATGCTGCCAGACACCTGCGGCCGCAGCGCTCTCGCCGCTCCCGCCCAGCCAGACCTGGTTCTCGGCGGCATCCCGCGCCGTCGCGTGCCAGCGCGCGCCGCCCGCCCCGTCCGGAACCAGGCGGATGGAGGCTTTCTGCGCATGTTCGACATTGTTGCCGATGCCGATCACCGTGCCGCCCGTCGCCAGGCTGTCGGGCATCGCCCAGGCCTCCAGCGTCACGGTCTGCCCGGGGTTCAGCGTCACGATGTAATAGGCTTCGTTGCTTCCGCCGACAAAGCTCGCGGCCTGCCGGTTCAGCGGCGCGGGCCGCGACGGGCCGTTCGCCGCAATGCGCAGCACCGCGCCGCCGCTTCCCAGGTTCTCGAAGGGTGCACCAGGATCGGCCGAAAGCGGGGCAATCATCTGATACCCCGCCCGCACCGCACCCGCCCCGTTCGGCGCGCCCACCGCCGGCCGCACCTCCGATCCGGTCAGGCCGGTCCAGACATGCAGCCGCAGCGGGACGCCGGGTTCAGCCAGCGGCACCAGCACGTCCAGCAGACCCTCACCCGCACCCCGGTCAAGGAACCGCAGGTCCGTCGCCAGTTCTTCGGCCCCGTCCGCATCCCGCGACACGCGCAGGTCTGCCCCGTCGCTGCGCCCGCCAACCAACCGCGGAATCAGCGCCTGACCGGACAGCGGCACAACCAGATCCTGCACGGACTCCGCCAGCGATCCCGTATCGAGATCGAACCAGCAAACCCGCCGATGCGTCGATGACATTGCCATGAGTATCCCCCAATCAGTCCCCTCCCTCCCAGGGAGGGGTTCGGGGAGGGTCGGCGGTCAAACCTCGGTCCGGCTTCCGCCAGCAACCAACCTGCCCGAACCGCCAGACCCTCCCCCCGCCCCTCCCTGACAGGGAGGGGAGCCACGCCGCGCTACACGCTGCAGCGCAGCAGCTTGATCGCCTCCGAATTCGACACCGCCCCGCCCACGCGCTTCGTCGCGTAAAAGTGTACGTAGGGCTTGTTCGAATAGGGGTCGCGCAGGATCCGCGTCGCGGTCCGCTCGGCAATCACATAGCCGGCCTTGAAGTTGCCGAACGCAATCGGCGTTTCCCCGCTCGCCACATCCGGCATCGCCGCCGCCTCGACCACCGGATGACCCAGCAGCGTCCCCGGCTGGCCGCTCTCGATCCCCGCGCGCCAGACATAGTCGCCGTCCGTCGTCTTCAGCTTCCGCACCGCCGCCAGCGTCCCCGCGTTCATCACAAACGCCGCCCCCTGGCGCAGCGGCGCCTTCAGGCTGTGCACCAGGTCGATCAGCACATCGGCATCGCCAATGCCGCCATCGACGCCGCTATCGACGTGCTGCAGCGTCCCGAAGGCCCGGACCCCGTCCGCCGCATCGGAATGCGCATAGGTCAGGAACCCTTTTGGCTGCGCCACGCCAGAGCCCGCCACGAACGCCGCGCCCTCCGCCTGCGCGAACTCCGCGCCGATCTCTCCCGCCAGCCAGCGCTCAACATCGAACGCCGCGTCGTCCAGCATCGTCTGCGTCGCCGCCGGGTTGGCATAGAGCTCACCCATGGGCGGCGCGATTTCGGCGAAGTCGGTCGCCGCCGTTTCCGGGCGCGGCGCCGTTTCGCTGATCCAGCCCGACGCAATCCCGCCGGTCACGACCAGCTTGCGGTAATTGGCGCTGCCCACGCCCACCACCGTCGCCAGCTGCCGGATCGGCGAGAAGTCGCGGACATGCGCGCCGATCATCTCGTCGATCTCCTGCGGCACGGCATAGCCGCCCTCAGGCCCGGTCGTCGTCGCCAGCGCCTTCACCTCCGGCGCGCTCTCCTGGCCTTTCCGCAGATAGCCGTCGCGAAACGCCTTCCGCTCATCATCCTCAGCCGCCAAGGCCTGTCCGCCGACCAGAGCCGGCCGCTGCCCCGCGACGATCCGCGTGTTCAGCGCTTTCACCTCGGCCTTCAGCGCATCCAGCTCTTCCGCCGACGCCACGTCCGCACCGCCCGCCGCGACAAACGCCGCCTCGACAGCCGCATCATCAACGCCGCCCTCACCCGCCTTGATCTCGTAAGTCATCCGTTTCTCCTCCTCTTAGAAATTGTTGAAACCTTTCAGCCCGCAAAAGACCGTCATCCCGGCGAAGGCCGGGGTCCATCTCCTCGAAAGCAATAATGTGCCGAACCAATACCAGGTGGATCCCGGCATACGCCGGGATGACGGCTAGAGGCTCGGCAGACCCGCATCGCCGCCACCCGCCCCGCCAAACACCCCCACAACCCGCGCCAGCGGCTGCATGGGAAAGGTCACCAGCGACACCTCCACCAGCTCCACCGACAGCAGTTCGCGCAGCCCGCGCACCCGGTCCCGCCGCGCCCGCTTCGTCCGGTAGCCGAAGGAAAGGCCCGACAGCGCCCCGGCCTTCACCAGCGCCGCCGCTTCCCGCCCGCCGCGCGAACCCGCCGCGAGGTCCGCGACGATCCGCAGCCCCTTCCGGTCCTCGCGCGCCGAGACGATCCGCCCAACCGGCCGCTCCGCCCCGTGCTGCCACAGCAGCGGCACCCCGGCCTCCGCCCGCACGGCGTCCTGGACCCCGCCAAAGGCCCCGCGCCGCACCACGTCCCGCCCCCGGTCCGGCACGTCGAAGACAGCCGCATACCCCGCGAGCCGAACAGCCCCCGCCTCACCCATAACCATCTCCGATATTTACTCTTTTCCCCTCCCCTTCAGGGGAGGGGCAGGGGTGGGGAGCAACGCCCGCGGCCCAAAACGACCGCCGCCAGATCAGGCCCCCTCCGACCCCGGCCTTCGCCGGGGCAGGCTCTCACTGCGCTCGGCCACCTCCCCCGCTCAAGCGGGAGGAAAAGTGCGTCCCTCCACCGCTTGCGGGGGAGGCTAGGAGGGGGCCAGAACTCAACCAAACCACCCGCCAACAGGTCCAGCTACCCCTGCACCACCGTCCGCAAACCGACAGCCCACACCATCCCGATCAGCAGCCCGACCAGCACCAGCTTCACCAGCCAGCCCACCGCCGCCTTGCCCGCCGAACGCTTCGCCGCGCGCCAGGCCCCCAGCAGCTCGCGCAGTTCCTCGACATCCGCGCCCGCGCGCCGGTCGTGCAGCCCCACCCGGTCCAGCGCCCGCGCCGCCCCCGCCTCGCTGGCTTCCTCCACCAGCGCGCGCAGCGTGGCCACGTCGCACCCCTTCGCATTCGCCTGGGCGATGAGCCCGGCGAGGATCATGTCATTAGTCATTTGTGGTCTCCGGCCCCAACTGTAGGGCGCGCTGTGAAGGACGTGCGGAGCGCAGGCATACCCACCGCGCAAGTGTCGGTAATTCTTACACCTACGCAGCCGACGGTTTTTAAATCTGTATTATTATTTAATGTTAGAAAAATGGCCCGCTTCTTGCATGTCTGCCGATGCTGGCGGGTATCCTTCCGCCGACGTGGTGCGGCCCCTTCATTGGCCGACTCGATCCGGGGTTTATTATGACATTCAGAACAACCTTGCTTGCCGTGGCGGCAGGCGCCGCACTTTCGGCCCCGGCGAACGCAGCCGTTACCTTTGTTGTCGATCAGAACAGCGGCAAGCTTCTCGGCGCAGACGATGTGCTCGTCGGCAGCGATCTGTACGACGTTCGTTTTCTGGACGGTACCTGCGCCGCGATCTTCGGCGGCTGCGATCAGGCTTCCGACTTCGCGCTGACCGATCAGGCACAGGCGCAGGCTGCTGCCGTTGCCCTTATCACGCAGGTGTTCGGCGATATCCCCGATCCGCGCAGTCCCGGCAGTCAGTTGCTCTTCAACAGCGATCCGTCCGCAACGAACGGTTGCACACAGCCGCTATATTGCTCCATCCGCATTCCTTACGCGCACCTGTTTGACGATGATGTCCTCGTCCCAGGCAGCGGCGGCGGCTTCTTCAGCGGCTTTGTATTGGAAACCCAGACCTTCGTCTCCGCGATTGAGGTAAGGAACACCGCCCCGAACTTCACCGGACCGCTCGCGCAGATTGTTTCCAACCCGGTTCAGTCCGGTACGGATCTGGCAACCTCCAGCAGTGACTGCCTGCCCCCCAGTTTCGGCGCGCCACTGATCATCGTCGATGGCGGCCTGCGCTGCTCGCAGGTGCTTGATCCGAACACCTTCGCCCGATTCACGCTTTCCAGCGAGGCGGTTCCTGCCCCCGGCGCGCTCGGTTTACTCGGCCTGGCGGCCCTCGGCCTGACCACCCTCCGCCGCCGCAAGGCCTGACCCCAAACGCTCCCCGCCTCTTCTGAGAGGAGGGGCAAGGCCCGACAGCCCCACCACTTCACTCCCCTCCCTCTCAGGGAGGGGCTCGGGGGAGGGTTGGCGGTCCCACCCGGTCCCGCGCCTCAGGATACGCCCGCCGCGCCCTCCGCACCAAGCCCCAGCAGCGCCCGCTTCTCCTCCGGGCTCAGGAAATCCGCCGCCGATACCTGCGCCCACAGCGCCGCGCGGTCGGGGGCCAGCGCCGCTACCCGGTTCTCATCCGGCGCAATCCGCGCGTCCGGCCACCAGTGCGCCAGCCAGCCGGACAGCGCGCCGCCAATGCGCCCCGCCATCGGGATCACCGACTGCCGCCACAGCGCGCGGTTCGCCTCGGCATAATTCGCATAGGTGTTGTCGCCGGGCATCCCCAGCAGCAGCGGCGGCACGCCCAGCGCCAGCGCGATTTCCCGCGCCGCCAGCTTCTGCCCCTCGGCAAAGTCCAGGTCCGCCGGACTCATCGACAGCGGCTGCCAGCTCAGCCCCCCCTCCAGCAGCAGCGGCCGCCCCGCGCGGTTCGCTCCGGAAAAGCCCGCGTCCAGTTCCCCGCGCAGCCGCTCATACTGGTCCGCCGACAGCGCCTCGCCGTCCCGCGCGCCGAACACCAGCGCCCCCGACGGCCGCGCCGCGTTCTTCAGGAGCGCGCGGTTCCACTTCGCCGCCTGTTCATGCGCCTCGATCGCGCCCGCCGCGGCCGACAGCGCCCCCAGTCCGTAATGATCGTCCAGCGGCGACAGCGCGCGGATATGCAGCAAGCCCGCCGCTTCCGCGCTCGGCACCGGCAACCGCACCTCGCGGTCGCCCGCCCGGTACAGATAGCCGTTCGGCCAGCCCGCCCGGTCCGTCTCGATCCGCATCCGGTCGGGCGCCAGCACGTGCAGCTCCGCCGGCCGCCCGGCCCCGTCCGTCGCCGCCTCCACATAGGCATTGCCGTGCAGCAGCAGGTGCGCGCCCAGCCGCTCGAAGAACGCCGTCCCGTCATCACGCCCATTCGGCTGCGCCAGCAGCGCCGCCAGCGCGTCCGGTCCCTCGATCCTCAGCGGGCATTCGCCCACCGCCGTCGCGAACAGCCGGATCGCCCGGCTCGCCACCGGATTGCGTTCCAGCGCGGCCTTCGCCTGCGCCCGGTACCCGCGCGGCGGCTCGGCCTCGTCCATCCCCAGGATCATCGCCGGAAAGCGCGCAGCCGCAGGCGAACCGGATGCCGCCTTGCGGCCCAGCCATTCGAACATGTGTGTCTCCATGAAATGCGCAGGCCCAGCTCTCGCCAACGCCCGATCTTGCCCCTCAACGTCACCCTGAACTCGTTTCAGGGTCCAGCCGCACACCCCGCACTCGCCACTGGATGCTGAAACCAGTTCAGCATGACGAGCCTACGGGAAGCCACCGACCAACCTCGGTGGTCCCGACTCCCCCTCAAACCATCCGCACCCGCGGCACCCCGCCGTGCTCTTTGATCAGCAGTTCCGTCAGCGCCCAGACCAGCGCATCCGCCCGGTCCGGACTCACGCCCGGCCCCTCATAACCGCCGCCGCAGATCAGGCCGCACAGCTGGTCCTCTAGGTCCGGCAGCGCGCCGACATGGTGAACGCGCCCGGCGTCATAATAGCCCGCCACCGGCTCGGCGCGCGCCGCCTTCCCCCGGCTGGCGTGAACCAGCTTCGGCTCCAGCCCCAGGCCGCCCGCGCGTAAGACTGTCCGCACCATGTCACCGCCATTGTTCTTTTCCGCGACAACCCGGTCCGCCGCGAACGCCTCGGCAGTTTCCGCCACCACGCGCGCCCAGCGGTCGCTCGTCGCCGCCACGCTGCGATCGCCCAGCACATAGGCGCGACCATCCGCCGCCAGCCCAGCAGCCACGATCCCGCACACGCCGTCCGGCCCGCCGGCCGGTGGATCGACGCCGACGACAACCCGGGCCAGGTCCTCCGGCGCGGCCCGCACCCGGCACCGCTCCAGCCCTGCCCGCGTCCACAGCCCACCCGGCAGGTCCTCGATCAGCTCGCCGTCCAGCTCCTGCCGCCCCAGCCGCGTGCCGCCATAGGCGCGCTGCATCTGCCGCTGGAAACTGTCCGGCAGCGCCAAATTCTCCCGCGTCGACCCCCGCGTCACCGCCACCTCCGGGTCGCCCAGCAGCGCCTTCAGGACCGGCACCGGCTTCGGCGTCGTCGTCAACAGCAGGCGCGGCCGCGTCCCCAGCCGCAGGCCCATGCGCAGGTTCGCAAGCGCCGCCTCACCCTCGCCCCATTTCGCCAGCTCGTCGCCCCACGCCGCATGATGCTCCGGCCCGCGCAGACCGTCAGGGGTCTCCGCCGAATAGAGGATCGCGCAGGCCCCCGTTGCGGGCCATTTCAGCAGCCGCCGCGCCGGGTAATAGCGCGGCCGGAACTCCGGATCGCCGATGTTGAGGAGGCCGGATTCGCCCTCCACCATCACGCGCCGCGCCTCATCGAGCGTCGCCGCCACCAGCGCAATGCGCGCATCCACTACCGTCTCGGCGATGGTCCGCACCCATTCCGCACCGGCGCGCGTCTTCCCGAACCCGCGCCCCGCCAGCATCAGCCAGATGTGCGCATCGCCCTCGGGCCAGACCTGCCGCCCGCGCGCCCGCAGCGCCCACATATGCTCGGCAATGTCGCGCTCCTCGTCGTCCAGCAGGTCGAGCGCCGCCGCCCCCTCCGCCGCCACCAGCCGCGTCAGCAGCGCCGCATCACTCAC